CAAATTGTGCGCCCTTGTTTCTACTGTTAATAGGCATTGATAGAGTTTCTCAAAACTTGTAAAAAATTGCAAACTTAATTTAAAGAGCCGACGCCTTTGTTTTTATCTGGTGTGTTGTCGTCAATAGATAGAGCTGCAATACCTCCTGCACCTGCAATCGGTGCAAAAGAAAACATCTGGTCTTTGAACTTCTGCCTGGCTTTAGTTTTCATAAAGTCGGTTTCTGGATCATTTTTAATTACTTTCAATCCACGGTTTTCTAAAATATCGATAACTTCCTGGCTGGTTTTCGGCGGCACTATAGCACCAGCAAATTCATCAAAGCCAACGGCTCTCATGGGTTTGGCCTCTAGGTATTCGACATTTCGTTCGGCGTTTTTTTTAAATACATTTACTATGTCGTTAGTCAAGCCAGCTGGCGGGTCTACATTAAAATAATTTATAGCACTTTTGACAGCCTGTTCTATGGTGTCTCCTTCATCTAAATATATACCTATTTGGTTTGTAAGATTGTCTCCTTCATCTAAAAGTTCTTCTAAGTTTATTTTTTCTTGCATATTGGGAGCCCTATCAATGGCATTTTCTAAAACCTCGTCGATATTTTCTCCCAAACCAAATGGAGGAGGGTTATTTTGTATTCTAGATCTTTGGCTTTTAATGCCTGGTAGATCTGTCATTTTTTCAGTCATAAGTGCTCGCAATCTAGCTGGCCCATACATGGTTAGGTTGCTTGCGGCCTCACCACCACGCTGAGTTTCTTCGATCATGTTGCGAGTTGCATTTTCCAAGGTGTAAGGTTTGGTAACCATGGTTTCCTCAAAATCATCGAAGTATTGAAAAACTCCATCTTGGCTTAGATATTTGTCTTTTTCTTTTGCAATCCATTTTTTGAATTTGCGTATGTCTCGTACTAAATTACCTTCACCGAGCTTTTCCCCTGTTTCCTTTGCAAACTTTAATCTTGCTATGTCTGTGTAAAAAAAGTTATCAAAATTTTCTATGCGGTCCTGTGGACGATTCACGTTATTTTTTTGTAAATTATTTAGATCATCTGCTGCTTTTTTTATGTCCTCTCTAATTTGATATGGTGGGGTGCCTTCTTCTGCTTGTTTCATTAGTTTTTTGTTAGAAAAAAGGCTGGTGTAATCTTTTTGCAACTGTTCGGCAGCTCCTTCTTTTGCCAGGGGTATCTTTTTCGGTGCTCTGGGCGTATAGGCATCGGCAGAGTAAACTGCGTTTCGTGGATCAACAGCGGGATCGAAATTTTTTGGCTTGGCAATCAGTTGAATATCACCAAATCCTTTAAGTGGCACGTCCACGGGTTGTACCGCCAAACTTGGAGACGGGATTCCTCCCATGGCATCAAAACTTTTTATAGCATCCTCGGAGGTATTGTGCACAAACATCATGTCTTTTGGCTGGTCTAGGGATCCTACGCCTTTTTTGGCTGCCTGTTTACCAATAACTGCAACACTTTTTAGTGTTGTGCCAGCTGGGCCTAGTGCATCTAAATATCCTAAAGCCTCACCTAATTTATCACCCTCAGCTTTAGCTATTGCACCTCCCAAAAAAGGCACAAATTGAGCTATGCCTTTTAGCGCATCACGTCGGCGTGAGGCAGGTGAGGGAACCATGGGTCTGGTGAAATAAGAGGCAAGCGGTCCAGGTGCATCTATTCGAGGTGGTAATATGCCGCCTACATCTGGAGCAGGATTCAATGCGTTTATGCCGTCGGTTTCCATTTAATTTCCTACAATTTGTGGATAAAATATTGATCTGTCCAGCTCTGCCTCTTGTGGCGTGCTATATGGTAGTAATTGACCAGAATTAATATATTGTTTAGCTCTTTTAATTGCATCTTTGTTAGGCCTATAAAATGTTTTCACCACACCATCTCGTTCTACTTGATATGGTTCGCCCTCAACCTTTCCTGTGTCTGGGTTATAAAGAGGTATTAAATATTCTTTGCCGTCTATTTCTGTTCCAGTAATGAACATGGTTATATTGCCGCCTATGTTGGGGTCAAAGCCAACTTTGTTTTTTTTTAAAACGTCTGAATGATATTTTTGAAAAAATTTTTTATTTTTAGCAAGCCTATCTTCTTTGCTTTTGCTTTCTATAACCATGTGGTGATTGTAGCTTACGAAATGTTGGCTAGTAAAGTTGATGGGTAGGAATCATTTTTAATGGTGATTCAGTATGTCAAACCTAGTTATAACTACAACTGCAAACGCGCTGGCCAAATACGCCTGGGTGGGTCCCTATCAGATCGGTTTTGCCTGTAAAAAAGCCACTCCAAGGGACTCCAATATACCTGGCGTATCTATTGTGCTCACATGTTGCACATAGTTGCACAAAGCGGTACATGTTTGCAACACGCTGAAACCCGCGCTACATAAGGCTTTGCGGCGATTTGCTTTTTTTTGTGTGATTTTTTTGTTTAGACCGCGTGACCGCGATTACGAAGTTATAATCCTATTTATCTTTGTCCGAGTAGTCGCCAGTGTTCGCACCGAGTAATTGTCCTAATCGTTCCTTGATCTGCTCTCTACTCATCTTCTCCAGGTTCGCATTTATGTTTATGTTCTGGGATCTATTTATGGATAAACCAGCTAACTGATTCAACTCTTTTATCGCACTAACCGCAGCATTGTATTGTCCTTTTTCAAACGCACTCTCCATTACTTTCCACAACATCGTACCTGTCTTTTGTGGCGTGATCGCATAACGCTCTGCGAGCTCGTCTTGTTTGATCCTTATGGCCTTAACTACGTTGGGATAGTCTTTGCCGTTTAACAACTTATTCGCGCTTGCGCTTGGAAACTCATAACCAGCTTTTCTGGCTGCCTCGGTCATACCGCATGCACCTTCGGTGTAATGCCACACAAAGCTGGACTGCATTTCAGTCAGCTTATACTCATTGTTCTTATCAAACTGTATCGGTGCTTTTGATTGTTCGCTCGTTGGCTTTTTTTTCCTTGGCATCTTTATTATCCTTTTTTGCATTGCCCCAGATTAACTCCCAGGCATCCCTATATTTATTCGTATCCTCTTTTCTTCTTTTCGATCCTTTACCCATGAGTGTATAGTGTAGAGTGTATAGCACCTCTATTATATATATTATCAACCGCATAAGAATGTAATCTTATATGTAGACAATATATAGTATATATATACACTATACACTTATATAGTATAAACCCAGTTTTAACAAGGGATTGCAACAGGGTACAGCTATTTTTACTATACCCTTTGCTATACCCTTTTTCGCCGCCAAAACTCATTTTATGTGCCTATCGTGTAAAACGATCGCGATACCGACCAAAACAATCGAGGCCGCGAGGACCGTAAAAAAGGTAACAGCTGATACGCAAATAACTTGTTTTACTATTTCAACCACTAAAATAATTCCTGTGATTTCTGTTTGTGTGCTGCCTCAATTCTGGCACACGCTATCTCAAAATAATCTTGATCCATTTCTATACCAACAAAACTTAGACCCTCTTCTATTGCCGCCTTACCTGTGCTACCACTACCCATAAATGGGTCAAGCACAACCCCACCTTTCGGTGTGACCAGGCGACACAAATAACGCATCAACTCCGTTGGCTTCACTGTTGGGTGTATGTTTTTCCTCTCTGTGACAAATCTACCTGTAACATCATTGTCTGTTTTATAGCCAGACATATCTTCTGGCTTTCTTCTTCCAGACATACTAGATGATTGCTTATATTGAAACTTGTTCAACCCCTCGTCTCTATCTTGCTTACTTGCTTTCGCACAATAAAAGTATCGTGCTTTATCCTTAAATATATCCTGCACTTCCTCAGAGCCATCGTGCATGACATTGGCTGGGTATCTGCCCTTATCGATTGGTATTCCAAAGCTACCATTTAACCCATTTCCATAAACCGTTTTAGAATCTTTATCTAAAAATTCTTTTTTTGTAGTGCCGCCATTTTCACCAACCCTACACTCATCTATGTTGATACCACCTGTACCATGATCTAAAACAGTCTGAGCGACTGTACCAGCCAAAGGCTTTCTTGCCATAACGATTGGTTCATGTGCTGGCTTAAGTGCTGTACCCCAACCCTCCCACTTACTATTACCTTTTGTTATTTCTATATCTATCTGTGATTTTTCTTTTTTATATTCTGGCACTGTAGCCTCCATCAAGGCATTACCACGAATGTCGTGTGTTTTTATTTTTCCTACAACCTCTCTCTGGTTACCTTGCAACTTGTCCACGGCTATACCTATGTTTAATGACTTGGGAAAGCCACTGCCATATAACCACATCAACTGATCTCGAATCTCAAAACCTGCGTCCTCTATCGGTATGGCTCCACGGTGATAGGTACGAGAGCCAAAAAATGATAGTAAATGAGAACCAGGCTTTAGCACGTCATGTATTTGCGTCCAAATATCTACACTCGGTACATCATAATCCCACTGCCTGCCCATGAACGATAGGCCATAAGGCGGGTCTGTTACACATGAATCTATGTCTTTTAACAAAGGCAAGACGTCTTTGCAGTCAGCACAATACAAAGTGGCGTTGCCTATTTTTTTCATTTGTTTAATCACTGAACTTGTCATATAAATTACTCACATATTCATTAATGTCTGCTCTGCTGTAACTCAGATCAAAGATCTTCTTGCCATTAGAACGTCGCGCCTCGATGCCTTTTTCGTGTAACACACGACTCGCTTCTTTGAAGTCTGGCATCCTAGGCGACTTGATACCGAGGTCGCGCAACAACTTAGTCATTTGCACAGGCTCGGTATCGTCGCTACCAAAATCTACATGCTCTAATATAAGGTCCTCAACACT